ACTTCATTAACACTTTCGTCTTTTGCCATTTCTGCTTTGTGTTGTGCGTACATTTCTGCCGCCTTGGCATAGTCATTGAAATTCATTTTTTCTACTGGTGGAAGATTTTCTCTTTTTAAGAAATCTTGAAAACTGTGACAGTGTTCTTGTACAGGTTTTTCTGTAGGTTGAGTCATTTCTGTGCTTTTAATTGCGTCTGAAACTTCATGTCCTTGTGCTTCGTATTCTCTTAACTTGTTTAATATGTCAATCATTTCTGGCATTTTATCTTCTCACTGGATCTGGATGTTCGTTTTTAGGTTTTGTAAACGGACTTGGAGTTCCTTTTTCGTCTTTGTCCATTTGTTTTTGAGCAGTTTCTTTTTTCTCTGCTTCAATTTTTTCTTTTCTGTCTTTAAGTAATTCTTTGAATAAACTTTGATTTGCTTTGTCCCCAAATTCTTTTTCTTTTGGAACTTCTGGTGTGTCTTTATATTCTACATCTTGTAAAACTGATCTAAACTCTGACTCGTCTTTTTCTTTGCCCATGTCTGCTTGATATTCTTCTGAAGGCTCATTTGGCTTTCTTACAACAACTTGATTTTTAGCAAGGCCCATGTATTCCGCAATGTATTGTTGCATTTCATAAGGTGATGCAGGATAATTTGTTGTTAGTTCGTAAATTGTTACATTTGTATTTTTGAACATTGGAAAATCTAATGGTGTTTCTTGAATTGGTGTTGACTTACCTGCTGACAGTTTAGCAACTTCAAACTTTTGTAGTCCAGTTTCTAATTTTGTGCCAAAATCTTTGTCTATTTCCCCAGCAATTTTGATACGATAGTCGTATTGTTTTGCAGATTCTGATAGATATTTTACGAAATCACCCATAATGCTGTATTTAGTCTTTCTTCATTAGTTTTTTCATTAATTCATTACGATCTGTTATTATAGTGCCCTCACTGTCCACTGGATCACTGACATCATCATTACCATCTTTGTCTATTTTCATCTTTTTAAGTTGTAATTCCACCATTTTTAACTTCTTATCAATTTTATTGCTTTTAGCGTCAATGGCATTTCTCAAC